AAATGTTTGACACATGTTCACTTATAAACAAAATATGTCCACATTGCACACACATTGTGGATTATTCAAAACCTTTACAAGATATGAAAACAGAGTATTGTGGAATGATAACTGGTGGGGACACCACCACAAAGAAACTTGAAGTCTGTTGGTTAAAAATGTCCACATTCCAAAAAACAAAACATAGAAAGACAACATGAGCAAGCCAAATTCTGAAGACCCTATTAATCCAAATTATTATACAAAAGGAATAGAAGTTACAAGGTTTGCACATTCACATGGATTAAGCTTTGCTGAAGGTAATATTATTAAATACATAGTTAGGCACAAACACAAAAATGGTTTAGAAGATTTACAAAAAGCTAAGAAATACATTGAACTGTTAATTGAAAATGAAGAAAACAAAAAAAAGATTAAGTAAAAAAATAGACACAGGCAACTGGAAGATTTGTGGTAGTCGTGGGTTTATGTATAGTGGAACTGATGACCCTGACTATATTAAAGACAAAAAAGAGTTTACCGCAAAGAATGGTAATGGTTGGTGGTACACACAGGGAATACAAAAAAGAGAGGGTTTTTAAGTTGGCTAAAAGATATATAGACACCAAGTTGTGGGACAAAGCTTGGTTCAGAAGATTGGGTGTTGAAACAAAAGCCATTTGGCTATATTTAATAACTAGATGTGACCATGCAGGCATTATTGATTTTGACTATGATTCATTCAACTTTCACCTTAGTGTTTCCCATGATGAAGAAATGTATTTAAGGCTGTTTAAACAGTTTGAAGGTAGGGTTGTTTTGTATGAAGCAGACACTAAGATATGGGTTAAGACATTTATTAATTATCAGTATGGCGGACTAGAAACCCTAAACCCAAATGTTAGACCACAAAAAGCTGTAATTGATAGACTAATAAATCAAGGATTGTTAGACCCTAAAACAATGGTTTATAAAGTTATTGACAACACTATTGACGAAGCACAGAAAATAAAGGGTGAAGCTATTATTGAAGCTTACAAGCCTAAACTAAAGGAAAGGTTTAATGACATTATTGATGTTGATGAAGAAGTTGAAAAAATGATTGATTGGATTAAGCAGTCAGGAAAGAGTTATAAGGATTATGAAGCTTTTGCTAGAAATTGGTGCAGAAATTCAAAAGGAAGTTTTAAAAATAAAAAAAGCAATGGTAAATATAAATTATCAGATTTTAAAAAAGAAACTGGTGGATTTAATATTGGATATTGTATTGGTTGTGGTGAATATCAGTTCTACAATGATTATGAAATTTGGAATGATAGCAGATGTTGTAAAAAAAGAATTTTACCAAAAAGAAGGGAAAACCAAGATGGAAAAAAAAGTGTTAATTAAAGTAGATAAATCAGAATATGATTTAATGGTAACATGGGGCAAGCAGTTTGTCTTAATGGCAAAGCAGGGGTTTGTAGTAACCCCAAAAGAAAACATCCAAAAAAGCCAACAGCTTTTAGATGGTTTTAAAGAAGAACCACAGCAAAGCTTTGAATCAGTAGCTAACATGCTTGAAGAAAAACAAAAAGCTGTTAATGAGTTAAAAAATAAAGACCACCCTTATGGTGCTGTAGGTGAAGTGTTTGAAGGTGAATAATGGCAGGGAAGGGTGA